TACTTAAAAAAGAACACGCATTAACAAAATACTTTATAGAAGAAAACAAATGGTTTACACCATCAAAGGTAAGAGAATTGCCTGATTGGGCAAAGAATATCTTTAGTTCAGGAATGATTGCTGCTGGTAATGTAAGAGAAGAAAAAGAATTAGAACAAATATGTACAATGGGTTTGTCAAACTTAAACGCATATATTGACAAGATAGGTGATTATGACAACGATTCTACTAAAGAAGATGTCATAAAAGCACAGAATTATTACTGTATTAATCAACAAAAGAATCCCCATACACCGAAAACAATGCAATCTTTAGGGTTGCCTGAAGAAGATATTAAGTTGTTTTGTGCTGATAATCTCTTTCCTACCATTAAATAATTCTTATAAATAGTAGTAACAAAGAGGAATTTTATGGCTGTACCATCTACACGAGAAACACTAAAGCAATACGCATTAAGAGCATTGGGTAAACCAGTGATTGAAATAAATGCTGATGACGACCAATTAGAAGATAGAATAGACGAAGCTGTACAATATTTTCAACAGTTTCACTATGACGGTATTAGAAGAACATATCTAAAATACAAATTAACTGCTGAAGATAAAGTCCGTTTATCAGGTTTAAATGCTGAAAGTGAAACTAAATCAGATTTAAAAGATACTAATGTTTCAACAACTTGGTATGAAGATAAAAATTATCTAGTAGTTCCAGAGACCATACTTTCTATTATTAATATTTTTCCAATTACAAACAAAGGTAATATGAATCTATTTGATGTTAGATATCAAATGAGATTAAATGATCTATATGATTTTTCTTCAACATCAATGGTTAACTATGATGTTGTATTAAGACATTTAGATTTTTTAGATCATATACTAGTAGGTGAAAAACCTATGAGATTTAATCAACACGACAATAGACTTTATATTGATATGGATTGGAAAAATGATTTAGAAGAAGACGAGTACCTAGTTATAGAATGTTATAGAAGATTAGATCCAAATACTTACACAGATGTTTTTAATGACATTTATTTAAAAAGATATACTACTGCTTTATTTAAAAAACAATGGGGCGCTAACTTATCTAAATTCAATGGAGTTGCAATGGTTGGTGGAGTAACTTTAAATGGACAACAAATATATTCAGAAGCATTAGCAGATATAGAAAAACTAGAAACAGAAATAAGAAGCACATTTGAATTAAACCCAGCCTTTATGATCGGATAAAACTATGCCAGTTAATCATTACTTTCAAGGTGGCAACGGCATTGGTAATCAAAACGAGAAAAGACTTTACGAAGACTTAATCGTAGAGGGTCTAAAGATTTACGGCCACGATGTTTATTACCTGCCAAGAACACTAGTCAATAGAGATTTAATTTTAGGAGAAGATACAGCTTCTAGGTTTGATGACTCTTGGATGATTGAGATGTATATAGAATCAACTGAAGGTTTTGCAGGTCAACAAGAAATAGTTTCAAAATTTGGTTTAGAGATTAGAGAAGATACTACATTTATGGTATCTAAAAGAGCGTGGGATTATCACGTAGGATTAAAAGATAGTTTAATTGCTACAGGTAGACCTAACGAAGGTGATATAATTTACTATCCGTTAATGAACTCATTTTTTGAGATACAATTTGTTGAAGATCAGGAACCTTTCTTTGCATTAGGTCAATTGCCGGTTTATAAATTAAGAGTAACTCGTTGGGAGTATTCTTCGGAAGAATTAAATACTGGTTTAGAGGCAATAGATGGCGCTGAGGATAAGTACACATTAAATCAATTAAATTACAAATTTACTTTAGAGAGTGGTCAAGTTGCTTTAAGTGGTGAAGGATCATTAAGATTAGAACAAGATTTATCATCTGGAGAACCTGCTTTCTTAATGAATGAAGATTTTACAGAATTATCTATACAACAACAATCATCTTATGCTGCTAATACAGATTTAGATACTGAAGCAGGTTTTGATACCCAATCAGCGTTAGATGATATATTAGATTTTACTGAAAGAAATCCATTTGGAGATGAGGATAATTAATGTTAGGTAATAGATTTTATAATCAAAGTTTAAGAAAACTTATTGTTGCATTTGGACAAGTGTTTAATAATATAGTTATACAAAGAACTAATAGTACAGGTGGTGTAACTAGCAGAATAAAAGTACCTCTTGCATATGCACCTAAAGAAAAGTTTATGGTCAGATTAGATCAACAAGCAAATTTAAATAGTAGAGAATTTGCAACATCTTTACCTCGTATGGGTTTTGAGATTACTGGATTAAGTTATGACGCTACTAGAAAATTAACTCGTGTTCAAAAATACTCACAAGCAAAATCAGGTGAAGAAGGTAAGAAAGTAAACTTTAATTATACACCAGTACCTTACAATATAGATTTACAACTATACCTTTTTACAGCAACTGCTGAAGATGGATTACAAATAGTTGAACAAATTTTACCTTACTTTCAACCTGACTATACAGTAACAGTTAATATGGTTCCTAATTTAGATATTAAAAGAGATATACCTATTGTATTAGGAAATATTAATTACGAGGATAGTTATGATGGTGAATTTACTAATCGTAGAGCTGTTATATATACTATTAACTTTACTGCTAAAACATACTTGTTTGGTCCTATGAATAATCAAGGTGTTATTAAAAAGACACAAGCAGATTTAGGGGCAGATACTAACCCTCAATTAGCAAGAGAGGAAAGAATTGTAATATTACCTAATCCAACAACTGCTGAGGCTGATGATGATTTTGGATTTACAACTACAATTAGTTTTTTTGATGACGGTAAAAGATTTGATCCATCAAGTGGAAATGATACATAATGACTAAACTAGAAGATAAAGTAAATGAAATACTAGGTGTTGATACACCTACAACTGTACAAAAAGAATTTAATCCACCTGTTGAAAGAAAAGAAGGTGAATTAGAATTAGCTATAGAAAAAGATATTAATACAGATTATGATTATAGTAGAGAAAGTTATTACAATCTAATTGAAAAAGGACAAGAGGCAATTCAAGGTATACTTGATATTGCAAAAGAAGGTCAACATCCTAGAGCATATGAAGTTGCTGGACAACTTATTGGTCAAGTAGGAACAACTGTTGATAAATTACAAGACTTACAAAAAAAATTAAAAGATTTAAAAGAAGTTCCTGGTAAAGCAAGTGCCAATATTAAAAATGCTTTATTTGTAGGCTCTACTGCTGAACTACAAAAAATGTTAAATAAAAAAACTGTTGAAACAAATAGTGAAAGAAAAAGTGAAAATGATAATGACAAAAACTTCAAAGACATCACACCTAAGTAATACTTTTATAACTCTTATAAGTATCTGTATGAGGAATTATATATGATAGATGTAAGACAAATAGACTTGGAATTAGCAAAAAGTTTTCTAAAAACCGAAAGAGGTTATAGTGAAGATGAAGTCAGTAGATTGTTAGAAAAAACTACCACAGAGTTAAGAGGTAGTGTCTTTCTCAAAGATGAAAAAATAACAGTAAAAGGACCTATTTTTGAAAAATTTGTTAAAGGTGTTAATGTATGGTTGGGTGCTTTTGACGGTAATCAATTTGTAGGAATACATTGGCACGCTATTTCTTGGCACGCTGACTCAGATAAAAACTTTGATGAACACGATATTTTTGACGGTATGATGTTTGCAGAAAATGAAGAAGCTGCAAGAGCCTTAGATAAAAAATTTTTAGATATGAATAAAAATAATTTTGTAGTAAATTATTCATTTTGTTTTCCAGATGATGAATGGAAATTAGATTTCAGAAAAACTTTAGGTTATACAAGTTGGGCTGCTGCTAAGTATCCAATAAAAAAAGGTTATGGTACACTTCATTATTTAAAAAGACTTTCAGGAACTGAAAGATTGAGTGAAGAAGAATTAAGAAAAAAACAAATTGAAAGATTAAAGAAAGAATTGGAGGATCTAGGTGGTTAAAGAATATAAATTTCCGAAAGAAAGTTTTATAGGTGGATGGTATATTAATCCAAACAACTGTGATTCTTTGATAGATTTATTTAAAAAAAATTCTAGCCTGCATAAGGAAGGTGTTATAGGTGGACCATACAATATTAATAAAAATAATAAAGACTCTATTGATCTCGGAATACATCCTGATTACACAGACCCAGCGTTTTTAGAATACAAAAAAGCATTAAAAGAATGTGTTATTGAGTATGAAAAAATATATCCTGAATTAAAAAATTTTAATGCTTATGGAATGCAAGAAGGTGCTAATATACAGTATTATAAACCTGGTGCAGGTTATTTTGCTGAGCATTGTGAAAGAACATCTAAAAATGAAAATCGTTGTCTTGTATGGATGACATATTTAACAGATACACCTGATGCTGGTACACATTTTAAATATCAAAATATTACAACACCTTGTAAAAAAGGTTTGACATTGATTTGGCCAACAGATTTTACACATACTCATAGTGGACAAATATCTAAAACACACGAGAAATATATTATTACAGGATGGTTTGGATATGAAAAAAGTTTATGGGAAGATGATCCTAGAGAAATAAAAACAAATACAGATGGACAAAAATTTCAAACTTTTAAAAAAACATATTAATGGCAGTAACAGACGCATATTTAGGTAACCCTAATTTAAAAAAG